CGAAGAAGGGCGCACCAAATACGGACATGGGCAGACTTGGTCCGCTCAATAAGCACAGGAATACGCCTGAGTACCTCAATCGGTGTCAAACTTGTTCTAGCTGCAGGGTCCAGACCAAAGCGAGTCTTGACATTGAGAATCAGACGATTCAAGTTGACAGGGGCATTGACGGAGCCACTGTAAATAGACCCCTGATACATATCCTCTACCAGAATGCGCTGGTCCTCTACTACCTCCTCTACAAAGGCATCCAGAAGCCCATCGGTATTGTCATCTTCTCGGGCAGAGGTTGTATCGAGAACGGCTGCCCAGTCGACCTCCTTCAAGCCAAACTGCTTTCGGATATCCTCACGACTCAACTTGGTGTCCAAAGGGAGCGACTGACTCTCCAGCTTGGTTGCCATGATACCATCTTCACCATAATAGAACTGCACGACATTCATATTCGAATCACGAACTGTTCCATCGTGCTGGACCACAAGGTCCTCTAATGCCTTAATCAGCTGACGCTGAATATAGCCCGTCTCGGCCGTCTTGACAGCCGTATCAATGAGACCCTCACGACCCGACATAGCGTGGAAGAAGAACTGTTGGGGGGTCAGACCCTGAATAAAGGAGGAGTCAATAAAGCCACGGGCCTCGGCGCCGTCATCATACTTCTTGTAGTGTGGCAACGTCCTATCCGTGAACCCATAGGCAATCCGCTTATTCTCAATGGCCTGTTGTCCTAGACAGGCAATCATCTGTGCAATATTGACCCAATCTCCCTTGGAGCCTGAGTTAATCATGGCTACTAGACGATTCTCGGGCGACAAGGACTTCTTAACGGCCGAGGAGGCGGTTGACGTGGCCTGTTTCAAGAAGCCAAAGGCCTGGTCCTCAAACTCCTGCTGATTTGTTTTGCCCGTGTTATTCTCAAAGAGATCCGAGTGCACCTGGAACTGCAGCTGCTCAATCTGCTTCTTACAATCGGTAATAACCTTCTGAATGCCCTTGGCCGTTTCCTCATCTGCCACCAAGTCCGAGATACCTACACTGAATCCATCCAGCACCAAGTAGTCCTCGACCACCCGCTGCAAAGAATCCAGGAACATACTGGTTTCCTTTGGACCATAGTCATTATACAAGGTATGCACAATGCCCTTGCCTTGGGCCATATACACAGAGCTATCCACGAGACCCTGCTCAATCTCGCCTTGCTTAATTTTTACAAAGTTATCGGGATCATCTGCCTTCTTATCCTTGTCATAGGCCTTGTTGCCCATCTCCAAGTTAATAGGGGGTAGCAGCTGACTCAAAATCTGGTGGCCTGAATAGCGGCCACCGTTCTCTGCAATGTTAGGGAGAGGTAGAATTCCCTCAAAGCGCTTATTGCGCATCATAAGATTCATAAATTCTCTGCGAGTAAATTGATTACTGGCCCTCGTTAGACGATAGGAGCCGACCACCGAATCCTGATAGACACCAATCAGGGGCTTGGCGTGTCGCGGTGTAACAATATTGTGTGGAATCGCGGCAATCTCCTCGAGTTCCGTGGCCGCCTCATAACTTTGCGGCGCATGCATATTCATCTCCGGTATAGCTATTGCTATAACGACCCCCCAACTTTCGAAGGGGGCCGGACTATATCTTGTGCCATCTCAGGTTAGCTAGACCTTCATAGATGACCCGTTCCCATTTAGTCTCTGAACCTTCTCCCTATCCTGCTAAACGGACTTAGGAGCTTGGCTGCGGATTACCGATTTCACTCGTATAATTATTGCTAAGCAATAATTAACACAGGTTCATTATCAGACTTTTTACTATACCTCAGAGTTTCTCCTGAGCCAGTTCTAACTTTCATTAAGAACCTTAGTATCTGATACTTTACGGACTTCCCGAACAATTTGAGGACGTTGCATTCATGTCATTAATTTCTTTTAAGAACTCTTTCGCCCGTTCTTTAAGAGTTTCTAAAGATTCATACTTGCCTACAAAGGATGCTTCTTTATTACCAACTTTTACAATAATAGCAGGATGGCCACTAATGTGTTTAGTTGATAAATACTGATCAAGTTCCTTTGTGTTAATTGAGATACCACGAAACCGTTGTAGTTTCTGTATACTATGTTGTGTTTGAGAGCGTTTCATAAGGTCTTTACGAACATCTGCTGTTTGCAATGCTCTTTTAATACCTTTTGATATCAACTCTCGAGTAGCTTCAGTTCTACAGACACACCCTCCTCTCTTTCCAGGAGGATTTGTCTCTAGAGCATTAACTGTATATGTCAAAGCTTTTATCATCGTTTTACCACCTTTTGTAAGGTTATAGCCATTTGGATAATATGTATTTTGCTGTTCAATATAGAACTGTTCCCACGTATCCAACTCTCCAAGAGAACACGTTTTTAACAATTCTACAGTGAAAGCCTCTTTACCATAAGAGCGAATTGCATTATTTAAATATCTGCATTGCTTCTTCTTGGTATTACATATTGCTTCACTAATATGATCACGAAATCTCCCTTCATAACCAAATAGCTTATATTTCCCACGATTTTTACGATGACTTTGAGCTTGACCAACATAGGCCATTTTTGTGGTGTTATTCAATATTTTATAGATATGGCCGACAACGCCGGAGATATCTGCAAGTATCCCGTCCATCCCTATCAGGACATGCGAGTTCAATCTTTAGATTATGATACGAATACTAGGTGGTTATATTACCCGGATGTCCTATGCAAGACAACCAGATAGAGAAGTTTACACTGTTTACCTCAATAAGTACTTTCACAACTTACTAAGCAGCCACCTGTTGGCGACAAGATTTATCACCATCGAAATCAGCGTTATAGGGCCTGGTGACAAGCACATTCAGGCGAAATGTCTTACCAGGAAGCACCTTGACCCTATGCGCCATCATGGACATCTTGTGAAGCGTCGGCTGTCGGTTAAAGAGCACAATGTCTCCGTCCAACAGGTGGCGATTGACAATATCGCCATTGTACAATACAATCTCCTTCGTATTCACATGCTTCAAGGACAACATACGACCATCCGCCTTGACCACTGTCTTGGCGCCAGGGTAGATGTCCGCCCCATTCTGCACCAGCTTATACAACTTATCACGATTGTATTGCGTCACACGCTCAGGAAACGTCAGATTGGTGGCAATTTCTAGAGGAACGCCCAGTTCATCAATGGACAGATTGGGATCTGGTGTAATAACCGACCGAGCTGAAAATTCCACGCGCTTTCCCTGAATATTGTAGCGAATACGGCCCTCCTTGGACCCAATGCGCTGCTGAATAGACTTTAAGGGGCGACCCGACCTCTGGGCCGATGGCGCAACACCAGGAATCTGGTTATCCACAAGGGTTGCTACATGATACTGTACAATGTTTGTGTGCTCATCAATGATGGACTTGGGCGAGTTGCGCTCAATCTTCTCTTGCAACGTCCTATCGCTCTTGATAATCTCAAAGAGCTTGTGGGTCAGATCATCCTCTGAGCGCGTATTGTTGTCCTGAACTACCGAAGGCCGCATCTGGGGGGGCGGAATAGGCAGCACAGTGCAAATCATCCAATCAGGGCGGCACCAGTAGCGACTGAACCCCATGAAATCCACATCCTCATCGGAGATGCGACGAAAGAGGCGATGGACATACTCTACTTCCAGCATCTGCTCCCGATTGTTGGCAACCCCTCCTGTCGAGGCCTCCTGTGGCCCCGCACCAGGAAAGTGCGCAATAATGTTTGCAATGCCCTTACGCTCATATTTGAAGGGCTGAATAGCACCGCAGCCATCCTCAATTTCCTGGCCACAGCGACCAATGGCAGAACAAGCCTTCAAGACATCGCGCCACCTGTGCTCCTCCTTCTTGGCCATAATGGTATAGCGCAAATTCTTATCAATCTTGAGCTTGGCACACCGAATACAGATGCATCGCAATACATTCATAATCTTTTCGTGAAATTGATAGAAGAAGACGGGGCGAGTCAGACGGAAATGGCCAAAATGGCCCGGACACCCGTGGTTTGTTTGCCCACAGGAACGGCAGATTTTGCCGCTCTCCAAGACACCCATCCGCGGGTCAAAGAGGCCGCCAATCTTGGGCTCATTGCCCTCGAAGATGGCCTGTGTCACAATTTCCACCACGGATCGCTTTTCGATTTCCTCAGGCGACGTTATGCTAAATTGAACACCGACCACCGTCTCTATGTCAGAACTAGCTTGATTAAATCCTGACGGCATCTATTCAATCAATAGTTTAAAGTCTCTAAACTCTCACTCCATGAAACGCAAACCATCAAATTTAGTCGCCTAGCCTTTAG